GAGCGCACCCCTATGGCCCACAGAGAGCGCACAGGAGCCACGCAGTGCCACGCACAGGCATAGCCATAGGGTAACACTAGCGATAGCCCTAGAACGCAGCACAGGCCCGCTGAGGCGCTCTAGTGCGCCCTAGTAGGCCCACCGGGGCACCCCGCCCCCTCCTTTTATGCGCTAGGCACCCCCTATGGGGGCAATTGGGCGCGTTCAGGGTGAGGGAGGGCCTCGCGTGAGTCTAATAAATTTCAGGTCCAGGTATAGACGTGCACCCAGAAGTCCCACCTAGAAATACCCAGGGATACCCCTAGAATATGTCCAGGGGTATCCAGAGATAGCCAGCACTAACCAGTGAGTTCAGATGGAGCAAAGCAGCCGTGCTGCACACTCAAACTTCCCGCACTAGAACCAACCCATGCTTGGACCTGCAGCTTCACATCATTAGTAGTGTAGTTACTAATGCTAACCAGAGTACGGGCGTAACTCACCCCTACACCGGCCCTACCGATAGTGGCGGTAATCAGACAGTTGCCCGTAGTGGGGAAGCTGATACGGCCCTGTACGGTATAGTAGGACTCCTCCGTAGTAGGTGCAGTGAATCCCACACCCTGGAAGTTAGAGCCGGAGTCGAGGACACCTACAAGCACATCCTTAGTACTAGTAGCTCCGCCGGTGCTGCCGCTGATTACGAAGTCGATGTAATCACTAGCCCGGAGAGTACCAGCAGGAATAACAGCCTCCCGCAGCACATTCCCGGGGGTAGTGCTAGTCACCCCGATGATTGCCTCTGTAACCCAACGCAGAGCGTGCAGATTACTACGGGAAGCACTCAGTACTGCGGTTCTACCCAGAACAGCAACCGCAGCCGGTACCTGCAGCCCCGGGCCGTACAGGCGCACATCCCAAGCCATCGCAGAGCTAACTAAGAAAGCACCGCCGTTTGCGCTGTATAGGCTTGCACGTACACCAGTAACCTGGTTGGAGGTGGTACCACGCTGCCGCATAAGCGCTACACTTGGAGTAGCCCCGCGGTAACTGATACCCTCAAACCGCACAGCATTAATAGCCGAATCGTTAGCGGATTTATATACGTCCACAACCACCGCGGCGGCGCCCGTAGCGTTCACGTCAATATCCTCAAACAAGATATTGTTGCACGGTGGACGGTCCCCGCCATAGTGCTCCACACTAAGGATGTTGTTGCTGCTGCTGTGTACCTGAATGAACCCTTTGCGAATCTGCACATCCCTGTGAGAGGAGATGCGAACAAGAACACTCAAGTTCACCCCTTGAGGTACCAGCAGCTGCCAATTATCCAAGGTGCAGCGCCGCCCTGACTCAGCCCAGGAAATACCTACAGAGTTAGTGCTATCCCAGTTCTGGGAATCTGCTCGGAATTTGATGTTGCTTAAGTTGGTGTCGTGACTACCAAACGCCATCTCAGAGGCTTTGTTACTGAACGTGATGTCAATATTATCAAAGTTGGTGCGGCAGAAAGTGTTGCCGTACACTACCGACCTAGCCTTGCCCCTAATACCTTCGAAGGCGCACTCGAAGGTGGCGGAATCAGCGGTCCAGTAATCCCAGGTATCAACCTCAATATTCCTAAACGTTGCGCGCTCCAGCACGAACAGAGGTTTATTGAAGCGCGCATTGTAACCGGCTGGGGTAGCTTTGTGCACTACCAAGGTCTCCGTAGTGTCTATTGGTGCGTCCAACTTCACCGTGTCACCACTAACTCCCACTACGCGCGCCAGCTGCATATACCATGGAACCAGCACAGCATCGCTGCCAATAATCCCCCGGGTACTACTGAGGCGCACTAAATCCCCGACCACGAACTCGTGAGAGCTTACTGTAATAGTGGCTGAGCCGTTTGTACTTGAGCATGCCAGCTTCGGCACAGGGTCTACGTATACAGGGTGATAGTTCCCCGGTGCGAAGATACTGCCAGCCATAAACCCAGAGCCTTGGGCTGCTAAGGTAGAAATCTTACCGTTCTGAATGGTACGGCCGGATACGCAATAGATGGGCCTGCTAATAAACCAGTGCTCACCACCTAAGTCTACGTCGCCTGCCGCTAGGGCGGCTTCTATAGCTGCTACACTATCTACGCCCGTGCCTGGTACTCCTCCGAAGTTGCGTGGGGATAAGAATACTAGGGAATCCTGTACTGTGCCAGCTGGGGCTACTTCTACTTGCCAGGCGCCTGCATCTACTAGTTTAGTGAGTGCCATTTATCCTCCAGATTTAATTAGGGCAGATACTGCTGCGTTAACGTTCTTGTACTGGTTCCCAATGGCTTTGCTCTGCCACTGCCTGCGCTCCCATAGGCCCCAGCACACTTTATTGCGCCGCCCGTTAATGTACTGGGAGCAGTCGAAGGTCCAGCGATTGCTGCCCTTGTACACCCAGCCAGTGCCGGGGGACTTATTCTGGTACTTGCTAATATAGCGCCAGTCCAGTACAGCCTTTCCAGCTGCCGCGTAATCCAGGCTTTTGAGGTGGCGCTTTACGGCGCTGCCGTTGAAGCCAGCTACGCCTACGTTATAAATGAAGTCTATGGACCCAACCAGGGCTACGTCAGAGAGCTGCATAGGAAGCCCGTCAAGAGCCTTTGCGTGTTCCCCTGCTGATTGTATCAGTTGCTTCTGACAATCGTTCAGAGAGGCTCTCTGGCCCATTTTAACGCCCTTGGTCTCGCCGTAGCAAATAGTGGGGATACCTGCGCTATCTTTGTAGGCAGTAAGGCTCAACCCTTCGTTGTGCTGGACTACTCCGGTAATGGCACCGCCGAGCATAGTGGCCCCCGTGAGGGCCGCAATAACCTTAGTCCTTAAACTCATATTTAATAGTCCCCTTACGTGCCTGCTCCTCTAGTAGCTTGAATGTACGCCGCTTGTAATACGCATTCCACGCCAGGGTTAGCACTGCGCACACTGTCGCAGTGATGAAGCTGATAGTGCTCCAGTTCCAGCTCATTAACTCTGCCAACCAACCTCCTGATACCGTAGCGCCGGTAACTGCTGCACCTGCCCGGGTAGCGAGGTCTGCCCCAACCGTGTCTCCCACCTTAATCATCCTGCTGCCCCTTCTTCCTGAATAGCTTACGAATCACCAGAACGACCACTAGGAAGACCAGAGGAATGCTGGCCCCAGCTAATCCGGCGAGGATAAGACTGTAACTATCATTGTTAACCACCTGCAGGCGCTCTGCCTGGATTGTGCCGGTACTAATAGTCTGCACTTGCTTCTTGCTAGAAGTATCCAGGGTGCCTACGTTAGAATCCTGTACATCGGTTTTGTTGGTGGTGCTGGAGTCCACCTTGTTGTTCAGGCCAACGGTTTGCTTGGTATTCTCGGCACCAACCTGAGCAGATACATCCGGCTTAGAACCAACTAAGCCGGTGAGTGCAGAGGTCGCCGAGCAACCAGTCAGAGTAACCGCGAGCAGTAACCCAGCGACCAGTTTACGCATTAGCTAGCAGCCTTCACTGCGGCTACCGCGGCTCGAGCGCAGCAATCTTGGTATCGAAGGCAGCACCAGTCTGAGACACATCCTGCGGCTGCGTAAGGATGGTGTACAGGTCCTTACTGAGAATGTTCAGCTGACGCAGCAGTTCCTGCTGTTGCGCTGGGGTTGCTTTTGCAATTGCCATGTGTACTCTCCTTATTCTGCCGCGTCAGTGGCGGCTACGAACGCACTCTGCAGTGCGGTGAACGAATCATCAAACGCTGTACCAGAACCCTCACCGAGCGGCATACCTGTACCCGTAAGGGCGACGTAGCCAGTCTTAGAGAGCTGTGAGAGCATGCTGAACAGGCGCGCCTGCAGCGTACCATCATCCTTGAAGGCTGTACCGGCACGGGTAGCCGTATAGCCCTGGGACTGCATGTACGTGAAGAACGAGTTCAGTTTAGTCAGGGCGGTCGTACCTACGAAGCCTACGTTGTAGTCCGGCTGCACCTGCTTCTCCAGGTTCTGGCACGTACCTACAATGGCGTACTGTACGTCCGCAGTTTTAGCCGCGATGATTGATGCCATTATCTTCTTCCTCTATGTTGTTTACCTCTGCCGCGGTTCTGCAGCCGAGCAGCTACACCCCGAAGGCCCTTAGACACTTTGTTCTGTGCCCAATCCAGAGGGTTCTCAATGAAGGCCCGAGCCATCTTCTCAGATTCACGCTCAGCCACCACTTTCTCATCTTCCACCAGGTGCCCATTCAGCGTAGCCACCATCATGGCGATTGCGTCGGCTCGGTCATCCTTCGCCAGACTACCGCGGTCGTATGTGATACCGGATAACTGCGCGAACGCAGAGTACAACCAACGTCTATCTCGGGAGTACGCCATACAGGTGCTGATATCGTCGTGAATAGCGCGCTCATGCACCACCAGGCGATGACGGCGGGTAACTGGGCTGATTGTGTCTATGATACGACGCTCTTTCTGCGTGGAGTTGTTCAGGTCCCTTACGCCGATACCGGCGATGCGTCGCTCCCGCAGCCGGTTCAGGATAAGCATAGACACGGTGCCATGCCCCATGTTGCTCTCCACCACCATATCCGGGATATCCAACTCTACGCACAGGTCAATCAGTTTATCAATGTTCTCTTCGCTGATACCTCCTTGGAAGCCACCCACGGAGAATAGGTGAATGTACGAGTTCGCAGCACCCCCAGCAGCATAGGACACTTCGTCTCCGCCGCAACCAGCCGGGTCCACCACCAGCACCTTATGCTGGTACGGTAGGTGCATGTCCCCGTAGAATGCCGGGAAATACATCTGCTGGCCCATAATCCCCTCATGCTCATGCTGGTACAGGTACCGGCGGTCCGCGATGTAGGAGAACGTCTCCGGGGATGAATCCTGGCTGCCGGAGTAAACCAGCATATCCGAAAGCTTGATGCGCGTACGCATTTGGTCGGACAGAGTGGTGTCGAGCATGTACTGCAGCTGGAAGCCTTCTGGACCAAAGTCCAGCTCCTTCTCAATCAGCGCATCCTCGTCATAGCGCCCGGGGTCCGTGCTCTCCCCTAGCGTCCCGTCGACACCGAAGCCGGTGCGTTTATAGCCGCGCTCAATAAGCTCCAGGATATAAGGAGCAAGTGTACTTCCATATCGCTCTTCCATTTCAATCGACGGAATGCGCCCGGGCCACACGCGCACCTCGAAGCCACGTCCCGGCAGGGTTTTATAGATACTGTCCTTGGTCTGTGGTGTACCCAGGTACAGCGTATCCCCGTGCGTACAGATGGCCGCGAAGTCTTTAGAAATCGTCAGCAGCTGCTCACGCTGGGTTTGCGTTAAGCCGTTCTTGGTGGTCTCGATATCGTCTGGAATCAGCAGGTCCGCACGCTTCCCCTGCAGGGATGCAGTGATACCTACACAGGCTACGCTGGCGGACTTATCCAGAGGTTTCAGGTCACAGTGTACGTCGTAACCTTCAAAGGAGGTTCGGTCCCCACGTGTAGGGTCAGCCTTCAAGTAGCACAGCAGCGGCCAGGTTTCCAGCATACGAATGATTAAGTTCGCTACGTCAGACGCCTGCTTCTCTGCACCAGACACAATCAGGATGCGGCAGGATTGGTCCTGGATAAGCCTCCAGACGGCGTACAGTGCAGCCAGTGTAGACTTAGCCTCCCCACGCTGCGCGGCCACCATGCGCTTCCTGGGGCCCTTCTGCATGTACTCTGCAATGTCAGCCTGCATGTCCGTGAGAGTAAAGCCCAGGAACCGCATACCGATGTATGCGAATTCCCGGAAGTCGCTTAGAGCAGCGGCCATCATCAGCGCGATGTCCTCGCGCTCCTCTTTGGGAATACTGCGCGGATTCGCACTATAACCAGTAAGTTTCTGGTTGAGCATGCGCAGTCTTCGCGCAGTCTTCACCGATACCATTATACAATTCCTTCTAGTAAGTCCTCAGAGTCTGAACCACTAATCTTGTTTAAAATCTCTTTCTTACGCGCCTCTCTACGCGCCGCTAGCTCGTCATCGAACTCGTCACGAAGGTCCTGCATCTCCTCGGAATCTGCATCCGCGGTGATGTCATTGTCCTTCAAGAACTTAGCGATAACCGATTTATCCGCGGCGGGGAGTGGCACCTCATCTTCCTTAGACTGCTTGATTTCTTCAATCAAGGCCTCAGTGAACATGCGGTGCAGCTCCGAGAGGCGACTACGTTTAGCCGCCCCTGCCATATTTTCTCCTATTATGAAGCCAGTACCCCGCTGGTACGCAGAGATGCCAGCAGAGCATTTAGTTTAGCCACTACATCTCCGGCACCTGTTGCATCAGGCACAGCTTCGGCTGTATCAAGATATGCCAAATCCCCCAGAGAGTCCGCCAAATAGTCCACAGACGCTTGTGTAGCGAAGCCGTCCCCTGCGGTTACGTCGGCCCCCAGTCGGGCAGCCACAACCGTTCCGGCGGGGAGGGTCTTGGCAAACAGTATGGTGTTGTCTACAATCTCGAAACTGTAACCACGAATCTGTCCAACTCCATTAATCTCCACTACAGCCTTAGTGAAGGCCAAGCCGGGAGTTACTTCATCTGTAGCCTCGGCTAACACTGTACTCCAAGGGTAACTTACTGTCTCCACTCCGCTTATAAAGGTGTTCTCCAGAGCGGACGTACGCATACTCAAAGCATCGTCAGCTGCCTTCCGCGTAGCAGCCTCTACGTCAATACGCTGCCCCAGTAAGGCGTCAGCAGCGTCGACGTACGACTTAGTAGCAGCATCCTGGGAGTTAATTGGGTTGGCTAAGTCAGTTATGCGATACCCGTTCATACTAATAGTGCCATAGAATCCGGGGATAGCACGGCCCTCCACCAGTTCTTGCGCCAGATGTAAGAACTGTGTGTTTTGGGAGTCTACGTTTACCTCAATGAACGGAGAACCACTGGCGAATTCAATGTACAGATACTCTCGCTCTGTCTTACGGATTAGTAGCACAGTAGTGCTTGCTGCCAAGGCTGTATTTAACCTGATATTAGTAGCGCTGGTCCAGGTGTATCCAGTGGTTTCAACGCCGTCGAGATATACATGAATATAGGACTTGTCCAAATACTCAATATCACACTGGATATCCTGGGTACCAGCTGGCTTGATTTGTTCTTGCCAGCTGAATGCCATATTAATCGTCTCCGAAGTTATTGATGATAGCTCGCGTAGGTGCGAATTCCTGGATTAGTGGCACCTGCTTAGTGAAGGTCTTGATGTCCATATTACCGGTAACCAGGTCCTGTACGGCCCCGAGCAGCCCTGTGACGTAACTCATAGATGCTAATGAGTGACGAGGAGAATCTCCCAGGAAAATATCCTGCAGCAAGGATACCCCGCCGATGGCACTCATACCCAGTACGGACTCACTGATGAGTTTCTGGGTGTCTACGTCCTTCCCGTCCATGCTGTGCTTAGCCATAGTAGCCAGCAGCATTAACGGGAACTGGTACGCCATGATATGGGCTACACCAATCCACCCAGCATCGTTCAGCTCTCGGCGCAGAATCTTGTTAGTGGCGGCCAGTGCGAAGCTCTGATACCCTACAATGACTTTGCCGATAGGATTGAACTGTGCAAAGTGTGAGGTCTCTCCAGTACGAATCTGCTGTACCAGGTAGTCCATCATACGCGTCCCTACAACCTCAATTTGCATCTGCAGGTCCGGCTGGAACATGGCGCCCGGGTTAGCCTTGTTGGCAGCGATAGCACGGTCTGCAATTTCGCGGGTAAGCCCAAAACGCTCAAGACGCTTAAACGCCTCAGCGTCGCCCTTGAACATCTGCGTAAGCTCATCCGCCACAATACCGGAGTTCAGGTTAACCTGCAGCCGGTGCACCATACTCATGCCGTTGACGTGGCGTGCAGCCTGCCCAACGTTCTGAGTGACGTTGAACCAGGAGGCCTGACGGGTCAGGTCCAGGTTATCGTCAGCGTACGTATTCAGCCAGCGGAAGCGCATCTCCTTCTGTATATTACCCCGCAGCACGGTGTCTAGACGGGCAGCCATATCAGGAGTCTTGATAGCTACGACACCTTCCTTGAACCAAGGCTGGTCACGCATACTACGCAGAACTCTAGCCATACCGAACTCCTTCATAGCCAAAGCAGTATCAGTCAGCTGATACAGCCCGGAGTTCTTGAGCATCGTGGCGTTCGCCATGTTCCCAGCTGCGCGCAGCAAGCCCGGAAGCTGACCCGAGTCAGCAGGTGCCCCACCCAGGATAAAGTCGATGGTGTCGTTGACGGTCTTCTCCCACTTAGCGGAATCCGCCAGTGCGTGCTTAGACTCATCAATCATCTTAGAGAGCTGTCCCAGGTCCTGTACGCCTGCATAGGCCATACCTACACGCCCAGACATACGGTTAGTATACCCGTGCATAACCTTGGCTACGTCAGTATCCATCAGGTCCTGCATGCGCATGCTCTTACCATTCACCAGATACTCTTTGTCCATGTTGAACCGAGTACGCTGACGCAGGTTCCGCGCAGGGGATGTGCTGCCGGATTCGCGTACATTACCAGCCAGAAAGCTCTGGATTGCAGACTCATCTACACCAGCGCTACGCATAGCCATAACGACCTCATCGTTGCCCATACCGTTAATCAGCTGCTTCCACATAGGGCCAGACTGTCCGGCACGGCCGTTGTAGATACCGTCAACCATCTCCTTGGCAACACGCTGCACCACCTCTGACTCCATGCTAGGGTACACGTCCCGCAGGGCGAACCGGAACAGTGCGCGGTAGTCGTCCAGAGTGTTACCCTGTGCGATACCTTGACGCATCTTGTCGTAGCTGTACTGACGCGGGAAGTAGTAGTCGGATTTAACCAACGCACCATCATCTACTAGACCGGCATTGAGCATATGCTCGTGCCACTTGCTAGCCCAGCCAGAGCGACGGTAGGCATCAACCAGCGGAGCAATCTCTGCATCCGGCACCGGAACGGCGCGACCGTTTACGTCAGCGCTGTAGGCAGCATCCAGGTACTTACTCAGGCGGTCTTCCAGTGCAGCCCGCTCAGCGCGGAAATTACTACGGTGGAAGAAGCGTGAGAGCACGCCTATACCCTTATCCTTCAACGCGCCCAGGATAGCGTCCTCCACTACGCTGGCGCGAGCATCCATCTCCAAAGTGAGGTTACGCTTGTAGTCTACCACTGACGGGCGTCGGCCACCTACGGCGGACGCGTCCGACACTAGCAGTTTAGCCAAGTCTTCGTTGCCTTGAGCGATGTTATCGTACAGGGCAAACATAGTGGATAGCTTCTTCTTGGCACCATCCAGCATGGCCTGGGCGCGCTTAGCCTCGTTGAGGGTGGTGCTATCCACCAGGTCCTGGAAGGCTTCGCTACGGAAGCTCTGGGCTTGGTCTGCATAATCCTTAGCGGTCCACTTAACGGCGTCCTCGTATGCATCCAGGACATCCTCCAAGGCAGAGCCTTTGGCCTTGATGCCCAGAGCGTTCATGATGTACTCACCCAGTTGGCGGAGCATGCTCTTACCGGTGGGAGACTGCGTACGTACCAGGTGCTCAACCCACTCAGGGCTGTCGCCTAAACCTGCCAGCATCTCATGCACATTACTTGCGTAATACCGCATACGCGGTGTCAGGGTGGAGTCTGCTGCAATAACAGCACGTACTTCCTCCAGGCGCTTAGCAATCTCTGGGTTACTGTCAATGGCGCGCGCAGTGGCGGCATGAATCAGTTCGTGCACAGCTACCCTGCTTGTGTCTGCATCCATAGCGCGCAGCGCATCACCGACTGTAGTCCAGGTGCTGCCGTTAGCTTGCTTAGGTGCGCGCAGGGATATCTCTCCCCGCTTAGCTAAATCTTGTTGTGCATAAGTGTAGCGGCTGCGGTTTGCGGAGCCTGCTACTAGTTTAAAATCAATGTCGTTTACAGCATCACCCAGCGTGTCCAGAATAGCCTTCTGACCTGCAGTTAAGTGTTCAGAATTCTTCAAGAACTGAACTACGTGCTGTGCTTTCATGTTCACGGAGGCGGTATTGTTTCTCGATACTTGGATGCTTTCATCCAGTGTCTTAGTGAGAATTTCCTCTCCCTCTCCTACTCCTGTAACATTAGCGTCCCTCGCTGTACGAGTTGTAGGCGCTTCCGGGTCGAACATAGGCTCACGCCCAGTACGAGCCTTGGCGGCAGCTTTAGCAGCCCTAGACATATCCCAGAGCTGGTCCAACCCAGCTACCCCTGCTATCAGTGCAGTTACCGCAGCGGACTGACCTAGTTGGTCCTGTGCATAGAATGCTGAGCCTACGTCAGCAGCGCGGATAGCGGTACGTGCAGCTAAGCCCGCGCGGCCAGCAATACCGGCGGCAGACATCGGGGCCAGGATGAACGGGGAGTCGCCTACCAACATACCAGCGAACCCGGCTACTGTGTTGTCAGCCATTAAGCGGTCACGGTCACGCTGCTCAAGCATCTGCTGCATGCGGTAGTTGTAATCTTCTACCGACACGGAGTCGTGCAGGTACTCAATCTCTTCCTGATTCGGAGCATACAGCTTAGCCCGAGTATCGCTACTCAGGGTCTGCTTAGCATTAAAGTTCGGGTCTCGGTCAAATGCCGGAGCAGAGGCCTTGCGGATAGCTGCGGCGATGATGCTGTTGCCCATACCCGACGCAAAGCTCTCTGAGGTTGTAGTAGCTGGTGTCTTGGCCTGTGCCAGTAATGAGGCACGCTCCAGTGCGTTCAGACCGTTGTCCCCGGCATCGTTCCAATCTATGCGCTCAGGCGCAGGTTTAAGTGTTGCGCCCTTAGCAGAATCCTTTTCCTGTGGATTCGGTTCTTGGTTCAGAAACTGAGCCATAATATCTCCTAAAAGAATTTTGATAAGGGGAGGCCCCGAAGGGCCTCTGGTTAGTGCGTTGCTTCGAAGAGCCAATCACGTAGGTTTTGTTCCAGGTACTTCTTACGCTCAGGTTGGGCCTGCTTGTACGCCGGGGTATTCCGCAGTGCTTGCCAAGCCCTGCCTTGGGCCTCAGATACAGGATACTGATACGCCCCCACCGGGGCCTTAGCAGCCTTGCGTACCTGTGCCATCGCCTCTGCTACGGGGCCAGAGCTACCGTTACCACCGTGATAGTTCAGGTCCACCATGACCTTTAACGCTTCGTCGGAGGCATTCAAACCCTGCCCCTTGAGTTGCTTCTGCACGTTCGGGACGTACTGCTTCTCCAGGGAGGACTTGAGGATACTGATGCCGTCATCAATGGTCACTTTCTGCGGGACAGGCATGCCTGAGTTAACGTGCAGACCGAAGCCTACGCTACCCTTGCCCTTGCCTTCTCGGAACCCTTCGAACTTCATAGTGGTAGCGAGGATGTCACTAAACAGCGAGGGTTCCAGCCCCACCGAGTTACGGCCGTTGACTTGCACGCTGACAGCACGTCCGTTGTCATGGTCATAGAAGGTAGCGGGACGTACGCCTACTTGTTCGCTGCCAATCTTCATCTCACCAGCCAGCGCTGAATCATACGCAGCCTGAGCAGTAGCCTGAACGTCACGAAGATTCACAGACATATCCTGGAATTTGCCCTTCTTGTCAATGACGATTACGGACATGTTCTGACCCGCGTTACCGGCCGTGGCTGCCTGTATCACCACTCGCTCTATGTTGCTGGGGTCCGACAGGTACTGAACTTGATTCTGGATATGCTGCTGCAGCGATGCTGTAAACTGCTCCGAATCACCTTTGTAGTCTCCCATAAGGGACTGCAAGGAAGTGCCTGGTGGCAGGTACACATGCCTAGGTGCACCAGCAACCTCCAGCTCCAATTTACGGGATTGGATGTTGCCTTTGAGCATCTTATTAATATCGTCAGCATCCTTACCAGCGAAGGACTCTGGGTTATTGGTTTTAAGGTAGCGGAACTCCTCCACCATCGCCGCCCGTGCCTCTTGTCGCTGGGCATCCGCATCTCCGAAGAAGCTAAACCAGTTAGCAGTGCCGCTTGGGTCTACCATCTTATCCGTCGGATTTTCTGGGATATCAGTATAGCGGCCGCTAGCCTTGTTGCGCGCCTGGCGGCGCAGGTCGTCCAAGATAGTGTTGCTGGCGTTACTTGGGTTCTGAGCAATAGCCGACTGAACCACGCCGCGCCACTCAGATGGGACCTCAGACAGCAGCGCCATCTTCCCTAAGTCCGTACTGGTGCTATAAGCCTGTGCCCACAAGTTGATGCTATTGACGTTCTCGCGGGAAACCTCGCCATCCTCGCCGAGCTGGTCCAGCGTAGTAAGCGTACGTGCCATATCCGAAGACATACGCTTGTGCGCTTCGTTGACTGCCCACGCATCCTTGCTGTTGCTCCCGTATGCCAGCAGCTGCAGGTTCCCTTCCGGGGTATCCGGAAAGCTCTTGAGCAACTCATTGCGCGCCTTGCCCAGGTCGCCCTTGTACATCCCCGCCAGAGTAGAGCTTGGCATATTCCCAGTAATTGCTGTGCGCAATGCTTGGGCGTCTGCTGCCTTCTCTCGAATGGTCTGGGCTTTGTTCCAGAACTCCATGCTGGTCCCGGCGCTAAGTACATCAGATGCCGACAGCTCAATGACACGACTACGAATACGCTGCATAGTCTGTTCTTGCTGCTCAGGGGTCTGCCCCTCAAGAGACTGGATTGCATCGGAGATTTCAAAACGGGCTTGCGTCTCAATCTGAGCACCGGCGCGCTTGAACTCCTGATATAGCGCTGCGTTAACGTCTACGGAGTTTACACCAAGTTCCTTGGTGGCGAGCTCTTGCAGCTGGTCGATTACCAGCGGGTCCTGCGTCTGCTGCGCTACGCTGACCAGATACTGCTTGGCCCGGTCCAGCTTCTTGTTCTTGTCCAAGTGCTCAGCAGCCAGGATACTGTCTAATCCGGTCTTGATAGACATCTGCGCAGCGGCACCCTGCCCCGCCTGCAGACGCTGATAGAACTCATCGCTGGACGCACTCAGTCCACGGTCGAGGGCACGGTCAGCCTGGGCCAGGGCGAACGCAGCGCGTCCTTTCTGGAAGGCTGTATAGTTAGCCATACTGGTAGCACGGAGCTGCTGCAGTATGCTCGTAGCAGACTGCTTGGACATATCCGGGAGATACATCCCGAGCTTGTCTGACATTGACTGTACGTGCTCTTGCTCCTGCTGCTGGAATTCCTCGTCAGTAAGTCCTGCCTCGGCAGCTTTCTTAGCCCGGGCGATGCTGTCTGTGCGCCACTTGGCTAGAGTGTCGTACGCGGCGGCGGATACGTAGCCGTCCTGGTAGGCTTCGCGCACGAAGATGTTTTGCTTCTGTACAGCCTCGTCCTTAGAAGCCATTGCATCTACTGCGCCCTGAGCATCCATAGCGCCGCGCACGGTGGCGGCTGCTGCGTTTTCTTTTACTGCCTCGTCAAAACCTACGCCGAAGTCCTGCACGAATCCAGACAGGGCGGCTAGGCGTTTTGCTTTGGAGGTATCAACAGATACTTCACCTACCGTTGACGGCAAGCTAACATCGTTGGATTGCAGTTGCACGCCACCGATATTTAGCCCCTGTCTACTGGGTTGAATCACAGGCATTTAGTATTCCTCCTAATTTACCAGGTGTGAACTGGGCTATTGCCCTTACTCCCCCATAAGTCATAGGAGGATGCCATGCTCTGCGTAGCTGACGCTCCGCTCCCAGGCGAAGAGCTGCCAGAGTCAGAAGATGACGCAGCGTTACCGGCGTACTGCCCAACAGCGGATGCCCCGACACTCAACAGTGAGTTAAACATGTTATCGTACGGGTCCTCCATATCCATGTTAGCCAAGCCGCTGTCCACGGCCTTATCCGTCATTAGACGGAAACCCTCTTCCTGAGTTGCCTGCTGGTCACGTACGCTGGCCTCTTGCCGCCCGGCTACAGTGTTAACCGTAGCTACGGCGTCTTTAACAGAGGCCCCCATAGTGCCGGAAGCTGCTGCCTGCAGACCTACCTGACTCTGGGCCTGCAGCTTCTGCTGCTGAATGTTAAACAGGGACACCTCAGTCCGGTCCCTGGACTGTGCGCGCTGTAGCGCGATGTCATTTAGTTGTTTGGCTGTCTGTTGAATCACAGCCTTGTTTCTTGCCTTGGACACCTCGACCTGAGCACCATGCCCCAGAACGGTCTTAGCGGCCATGGCCGCAACCATCCACCACATATTAAATTCTCCGTCTGCGTTGGTTGTAGCGCAAGATATATGAGATATCCAGCACGTTCAGCTCCATAGAACCCTCAGTAAACAGCGTTACCTCGGTTGTGTCTGCGTTAGTACGGCATGGCACGGTAATCGTAGCCAAGTCCATACGCAGAGCCTGCTCTAGCGTCAGCTCCTTTGAGTTCATCAGGATACCAGTTAGCTCCCCACCCCAATTGACGTCCCGCGGGGTGTCTAGTACCTGTACGTCGAAGTGCCCGGAGTTACGTACTGCCACGTCCAGGCGCAGCAGGCGCACATGCCCACTTCCCACGAGCTTGTCATTCTGGTCCCGTAGAATAGGCGTAGTTAGCGTGAACGTACTACGGTAACGTCTCCCGATTACATAAGTGCCATCAGGTACGCCGCGCACAACCCGTAGGGTGTTCTCCCCGGCAATCTCCTTGATGCCAACCTCAGTAGGCCCCATTGGGTCGCTGGGCATGTACGTTAGGATAAGCTCTTCCTTGTAGTTGTCCGCCCACCCAATCGGGCGCAATACCGACGGAACAGTGAACACCCCGCCCTGCACTTGAACTTGCTTCTGCAAATCCGAGTAGGCTTCGCGGTACTCTGAGCCCAGCTGATAACCTTCACGCGGGTCCATAGACACAATCAAAAGCTTGTTGCTGGGACTGGGCCCTTGCATATACAAGAACACCTCATCCTCCAGCGCCTGTACGCTCAGGATTGGATACGGGAACGACCACTTATGCCACGCCGCCTGCATCTTAGCGCCGTCACTTCCGCCCCACATGAACTCGTAGACCAGCAGGCTATTACGCTCTCCAGACATGCGCGAGAAGGCCATATTGGTGACACTGGAGTTTTGCATCTGCAATACCCTGCCTGGGATATACCGAGGTAGGTGCACCGTGGCATCCTGCGTAGTGTACTGCGCCGCGGTGTAAGGTGATGGGATTAGCTCCAATATACCCGCGTAGCTGTCGTTGCGCTTGTTCGGGTAGATTACTGTCTGACCAGCCATTACCGGGGTAACACGGCTGTCACAATCGTAGGTGCTGGTAATACTAATGCTTGCGTTGGTAGGCGTAAGCACCACAGAGCCGGGCACAACAGCCTGCATGCTGTTAGCAAACAGGACCAGGTCCCGGTTGAACTGTACAGCGGTACGATACACAGAATCCTGTGCAGACGCAGAGCTAATGCTGATACGGTCCGTATCCAGCAGTGACGTCACAGTAGAGCGGTAGAAGCGCTGATACAGGCCCGAGGCTGACATATCCACAGAGCTGCCACTAAGCAGAACCAGGCGGCCCTGGAAAGCTGCGATACCAGTAATATAGCCGTTCTCGACGAACCCTGGGTCGCTATTATTGTCGTCGTTACCGGCTAGGCGCCCTTCCCAATCCCGGGCAATGATGTTGTCATCTGCAGCAAGCTCTCTGGGCATGTTCGTAATCTTGGTGATGCTACCGTACGCCCCTACCTCGGACCAGGTGCGTGTGCTGTAGCTGAACTGATACCACGCCGTCTCAGACGAGGCTGTACCTACACGGCACATTGCTCCGTCAGCTTGCGCTGGGAGCTGTGCAGGCAGGTCCTGCTCTTGGTCTACACGAGATTGGTTGGATACCCCAGCGTAAGTATCACCAGCGTCAGAGGACACCACGCAGTTGCTCAACCCGTAGAAGAACAGGTACGCACCACGTACGCTTACGTTCCCAGCTGGCAGCCCGTTCGCTACAAGAGAGTCCCGCAGCTGCTGAGCAACGTAGGCACCTGATACCTCCTCAGCGTTGCCGCTGGTGCTGCCGGCAGCTGGGGCGGTGTAGTCCCCTGAGTAGTCTACCCCTGCAGAGGTAACAGTGACGTTCCAACGTTTCTGGAATGCCGCAGATTTAACGTAGAAGAACCCAGTGGTGCTAGGGTCGATACGCCCAGTATTGTCCACGGTTGTGTTCGGGGCCATCTCCGTATTCAGGATATAAGTCAGTCCGGCAATACTTGCGGTCTGCAAAGAGGTCTGGCCTACGGTGGTAACAAAGTACGGGTCGTTGCCGGAATTAAGGATGGTCTTTCCATTCTTAGCCAGCAGCCACCAGTTACCATTGCTGGTGTTAATCAGCAGGTGCCTGCCGTCAGTCCCACGCTCGACGTATTCAGTGAACAGGGAATCAAGCCCCGGATTATCAATCGTACTCTCCCAGACAATCTCACCGGGAGGCCTGCGGCGGATGCCTGAAACCGGGTCGCTGAGCATGTTCAGCTGCGCCCCCAGTTGTCCTGGTTGGCGCTCTCTCGGAACCTGCTGGGAAACGCCCTGCAGCAAGCTCTGAATAGTACCTTCTAATGATTGCGCCATAACCTCTCCTTAAACCATAAAACGAGCGCGGCGGATTCTGCGTGCAAAGCGGGTCTTGCTGGTGCTGAACCTCTGGTTGCGCAGATGCTCACGCAGCACCATGCTCTTGTAACGCTCAGCTTCCTGTGCGTAATTAGCGTAGTTGCTATCGCCGCCCAGGTCGTTGAGGTACACCTGTGCAGTGGTGTAGTTAGCCACCCACATAGCTGCGTGCTCCGGTAGGTCCTCAAAGTCCAAGTCAAGGACTATCTTGAGCTTAACGGGGCTGTCGAAGTATTGGTTCTGCTCCATCAGGTCATACAGATTCCCGTCCCGTACCCCGTACTTAGAGTCAGAACCAGCATCGTACACGGCTAGTTGGTTCCACGGCACTTTAATAAAGCCGTCAGCAGTGGGAGTGACCTCACGCTCTACAACGTTAAACCAGAACCCTGTGCTGAGCAGCCCGCGACGATTGCGCGCAAGCGCAGAGCGAGCTAATCCTGCACTGGGGTTGCTAGTGTTGATATCCATAACGCGAGACTCCCCCAGGGCTTCCAGCGTCAGGTTAATTGCATCAAGTTCTCTCATATTTGTTCCTCTATTAAAGACCCCTTGGACCCTTAAGACAGGGACAAAAAAAAAAGCCCCTGGCACCCGAAGGCACCAGGGGCGCGTATTACTCTTCCGTAGTATCAGCGGCTACGTCAGCCGCCTTACGGGTTTTCTTGGTAGCCTTGCGGCCAGACTCAACCGAAGCCACCTGGATGTTCTTCGCTACATCGGTGGCGGCCTTAACCGCCTCCCGCTGAGCTGCATTGGCCTGGAGAGTCTCCAGACCGAACGTAGCAATCACTGCCATCGAACCTCCAATTAGGACTTGGTGGTGAAGGTGAACTTGGTCACTGCAGCAGTGTCCGGACGACGCAGGCCGATGTTGTACATCGCGTAGCAGTCCAGCACGTTGCTGAACTCGCGCTCATCATCCCAGATACGGGAGGTGAACGGCTTAGCTTCGACAGTCACCAGGGTCTTGGACTTGCTGAAAGTCACCATACGGCACAGCGCATCGTCAGAGGTGACGGTGTAAGCAGAGCCCAGCGGGTGCGTACCAGCAACGGTCGGGAACTCGGTGCACTCGACAACCGGGATACCGTTCATCACCACTGCGCGGCGCTGCTTATAACCGTCCATGTTGCTGTCACCGAAGTCACGGTCGAACAGCTTCGGATGCTCCAGCAGACGCGAATAGGTATCGACATCCACCAGTGTAACCATATCCATGAGCGGCACCTTGCGCTTGATGAGTTCATCAATACCAGCCTTGTGGGCTAGGTTGATGTTCATGGCGTTCGCCTCCATCTCAGCCTGGGTCAGCTGCGTGGAAGGGGTAGCACCTGGAACCAGGATAGCTGCGCCTACCTCGATACCATCGTTGAACGCTGGCTTCAAGTGCGCCGGAGCAACCCAGGAGCGGCCCTTGATGAGCTGAATCAGGTGCGCCTGGTCGAAGGTCTCCGCGAACTCAGAGCCGTTGTTCTGACCCATCTCAGTCAGGAAGTCCGGACCTGTCCAGTCATCCTGATAGTCAATCGGGTTACGGATATACAGCACCGTATCCACCACGATAATCATCTTATCGTTACGGACCGGGGTGCTATCCAGCGCCTCACCAGAGCGACGACCCTTCACCGAGGAGGTGTTCAGGCGGTCAATACGGTAGGTGTTGGAACCGCTGATAGAGCGCTGGCTGGAAAGACCCAGGAACAGAGCCTGGTACTGGAAGCGGGTGTCAACCTCGTTTTGGTAGACTTCCAGGTGAATATCGACGTCAGACGCCGCGCCGCCCCAGTGGGCTCGGGTCAGGGCGCTTTTATAGATAGTATCTGCCATATCTTACTTTTCCTTTTAAATGAGATTAAAGACCCACGCGCTTACCGGCTTCACGGCGTGCGAGCAAATCGTTATAACGTTGACTGAACTGTGGAGACGCCAAGCTACGGTTGCCCGCTTCCTGACGGAGTTTGGTATATTCTGCGCGGAATTCCGCAGCAGACAGTGCATTGTTGCTGGCTACGCCTCGTACCATTGGGTTCTGTGTCTTGATAAGACCCATATCCCGGCAGAAGCCCGCTACCAACTCAGCGGCCTGCTTGAGCTCACCCGAGTTAGCGAGTACACGAGCCGCGTTACGAAGAGGTTCAGGGGCCTTGGAATTAAACAGCTGCGCTGCTACCTCCCAGTTCTCCTTACCGCCCACGATATCGTAAGCTTCCTGTACTGCTTTGGTGGCTTGACCAACCTGGTCTTCCAGGTACGCTTTAGCCAGCAACTCTGCATAAGCAGCGTGCTCTCCGAAACGTTCCCTAATGAAGGCCGTATCGATTAGGTTAGGGTCCTGGTACTCCAGGGCCTTACCAAGTGCCCGCACCATATCAGAGTCAGTTAACCCAGAGACTTTCTGCAACATAGCTACACCGGCGTCAATCGTCGGGTTGCCTGTCTTAGCCAGCTCCTGGGGCTGCTCCTTAGCGCTGTCGCCACCCTTATCCAGGGCCGCTTTTAGGGCTTCGATATCCAGAGGAATCTTAGCAGGGTCAGGGGAATCTTTGCCCTGTTGCTGCTGGGTAGGGGTCTGTGCATCCTGCACGCCTTGATTGTTCGGGGCGTTAAGGGGAGCATCTAGGCCCGGAATCTTAGGGCCACCTTGGTTCTCTACCTGTGTAGTTTCTACGTTCTGACCGTTTTCTACGTTATCCATCTATGCCTCTGTTGTTAACTTGGTAATAAGCCCAGCTGCTTACCTGCTACTGTCGGGTCTGCCGCTGTCAAGCCCTGGAGTTGGTCCTGCGCTGCACCTGCGGATACATCGGCAGACGCATCTTGAACCTGTTGCTTCTGCTGCAGCTGCTCTTCGGTGTACATGAACGGCTCGCTAACGATACCGTAGGCGTCGAAGTACCAGTCTACGCACGCATCCTTGTTAAAGCGTGGAGTAATCTGCTCAAGCACCGGGATAGCCAGCTGCATGGACTGTGCCGCCTCTAACAGCTTGTCCGCTGCCGCGGCTTTAGCGAGTGCAGAGGTGCCCACCGTAACGTTGATGCTCACTACGCCTTCGCTGAGGTACAGCTTAAAGCGAGGATACACCAGTGCAGTATACAGGTACGCCAGCTTACGCAGCCAGGTGTCGCTCAGGATACTGAACCCGCCACCCATAGCGGCTTCCGCCTCTTTGGCATTCTGGCGAATCTCGTAGGCCGTGACGCGCTCGCCCTGCCGGGAGTTACCGGTATACATAAACGCACGCGATAGTTTCTGTTCAAGCATCTGGATGTTGCTGGCAATCCACTGAATCTTCTGGGCAGAGCCACCCTCATAAGCAGTGACCGGGGATTTACTATTCCCGTTGGAACCGCCGCCACCCACCTGCACAGCCTCGCCCGTCTCCGACGTTGCGAACTCATCTACATCCAGACCGGAACTTGCGTCAATCAGCGGGATTAACCGCGCAGACTCAACCTCGTAGTTAGTTAACGCTTCCGACAGTACCGATAATCGAGCAAAGTCTCCAGCGTAGTCCTCTACCAAGCCGCGCCCGTAGTGCTCCCCGCTAACAAGGTTCCACACCAGCACGTTGTAAGGAAGCTCCAGCTCCGGATAGGTGCTGCTGTCCCCGATGCGGTGCCCGTCTGCTTCTTGGTACACCTCGTAGCTTACTACCTCTACGCCTTCCTCTGTCCGCTTAACCTTGCGACAAGCGGCAGTGTAGATATCAACGTCGCCGTATGGGTCTTTGTCACGGTAGAAGGTGTTCTGGAAACTCTCTGGCAGGTCCTGGACGCTTGCGCGCTCTCTGATAATGAGTCGCAGGACGTTCCCGCTGCCGTCCCTTCGAACGGTAAAGTTACGGACTGAGTAGACGATTGATTTACCTGTCCGCTCATCAATATACTCCAACGCGTTACCTGTAACCAGCAGCAGCTTCACAGCCTGCAACTTCGCAGCATAACCGTCTTTCTCAAATACTTTCTGTGACGCTGTGTTCTCGACCTCGGCCAGCTTAGATTCTGCTGTAGCTGCGCTGCCCAGCGAACTAATGAACTCGTCCAGGTCCGAACTCTTGGAGAACCGGAAGAAGCTGGTGCCCTGAGGGAACAGTGCCCCTACAATCTTAGTGGCTGCAGTGTTGACCAGCTGTGCACCGGTGCTCTGGTAGTCCCGCTCCAGGGGTCTGCGCCTACCGTCCAGGGAGTCATCCCGGGTAAAGATAGTGCTGAGCGTCCACTGTGCGAACTTCTCAGAGGCATCCAAGACGCCTGCGTCCTGGTCCTTCTTAAAGAGTTCTGCTAATGTTGCTTTTTGTTCCAAGCTACCCCCTTACAGGCCCAGAGGATTGCTCTGCCCTGCTTGTCGCCGTTTCTTCTGCTCAGACGTAATTGCATCTGCAGATGCAGAGGCAGCCCCTGCGGGGTCAATCTCCGCAATGTTATCTGCGGCGCTATTAGCCTCTAGGGCAGCCTGTTGTTTCGCTGCGCTAGCCTGCTGCTCTGCCAAGCGCTGCTGCGCCTCTAATCCTGCGTTGTCCGTAAGGCCGAGCATATCCGTGGCCTTGCCTAACAGTTTACCTAAACCACCACTCATTCTGACCTCACTAAATGATAAGTTGTATTGTATGTGTTATCCGATGCACCTCGGCTAATGGCGATACGCCCAGCCCGCATACTCTTAGCTATTGCGCGAAGGCCCTGCATAATCACAAGTACCGCCTTACTGTTACCTGGCTTCAATACGAAGAAGTCTGTATACAGCACAGGCTCTACGTAATGACAGTCCTCTACAGCTTCTGGGTAGTAGCTGACAGCACCGACTAAGTCGCCTTGGGAGTCATAGACTCCTAGTATATACTGTTTATCCAGTATGCTGCCCAGTACTCTCCAGTAGTGCTGCTCTGGAGCTAGGCCCCGACTAATGCCGTGGCCCAGTTCATGCAGTTGCTTCACTGCGTCTGTAATGTCGTCAGACTTATACAGAACCCTGAGAGTGTAGTCGGAAGTTTTACTAGTGTGTTTTAACTTCATTCCTACTCCTGTAACATTAAATTTTTAGCAGAAGAAGAACGGGGATTCTAGCACTTGACGGATGTCCAAAGTACCCACCTCAGGCATGTCCAGGTCCGTCAAGTCTGCCCCGGCTGCTGCCGCCGCGCGAGTAATGTCGCCAAGCAGGTCATTCTCCTCGTAGAGGCGCACAAACTGTTCGCGGATGTGTCGGTGCATATCATCAACGTCGGCTGCGTGAGTAGCCAGTGAGTCGTGAATCGGCACAATATCCAGACCCTCCGCAGCGCAGAGCACCATCATCAAGTGCGTACTGTCCAGACTATGCACAAAGTTCGGGGCAATCCCGGAGGCTGCCTTACGCTTGTTGCAGGTCTTGAAGTCCCGGTTGTGTACCAGTACCGCCGATAGGTTCATGCAGTCAATACGTACGCGCACTTCTTCACGCTGCGTGTAGCGGTTCATTACGAGCCCACCCAGCGGCGTATACCACTGCAGGTGCTGGCTTGCCGGTACACGTCTAGCTAGGTTCTGCAAGTACCCCATAACTGCCGCAGCAGCGGGGTTTGCCTCCTCGATAGCGGCACGCATACGCGGTGCCAGGTAACACGACAGGTTCCACAGACTGTTAGTATCGGTACCCTCGTATCCCTCAGCGCAAGCGCCTTCAAAGATGTAGTCGCTGCAGCTACGCACCGTGGCGCTGTAGAAGTAGGTCATACTGGGGCGCTTGGTCATGCTGCGGGTGATTTCGTTCTCTCTCCAGTACGTGCTCTGGATAATGAAGTCCTCCTTGTCCAGGTCCAGTATCACCTTCTCGTCCGTACGGCGCTTCACATCCATGTACAGGTCCGCTTTCTTGTCGTTACCTTCCCAGTACAGGTTCGTCAGACGACCGCCTACAGGGTCTCTCAGGAGCGCTGAGAGGTGCTGTCCACCAGAGTTTGTAGCGTCCATAGCAACTGGGATTCGGCTAATATGCTCTTCTGGGCATCCAGAACGCACAGCATTAACCAGGTCGATAGCGGCGGCCAATAAGCACCAAGGGCTGTCCGCGGAGGTGAAAGCAGGGCAATCAAACGGTGAAACTGTAAGCTGCTCAATCTCTGCAAAGTTCGCATCAACCCAAGCTGCGCGGTCTTCGAATAAGGTCTTGTCATAACCAAAGCATGTGGCGACATGCACCTTGAGCCAGAATAAGCCGCGATCACCCAGAGGTTTTCCTCTGCCAAACTCAAGAAGGGCTTTCTGCAAATCAGAACCTTGGGGATGCAGTGAGGACTTGAAGTACAGGCGGTAGCGCCAGTCCACACAAGTCGGGAAGTAAAGAGCTTTCTCATCTTTGAATTCCTCTGCCATTTCTAACGTAGTCAGAAGGCTGCGCAGTTGCGACACACGCTTACGGTCAGCACTGTACCACAGAGACATACGCGTCTTCCACTCACCGAAGCGGTCCAGTTCTTCCTCTGTGTAGTTCTCTTTTGGTACGCCATCCAAGTACCACTCCGGTTTAGGCTCCGGCACTGAGCGGGGCATACCCACTCCGATACCTAGGGCCCGTGCTTCTTGCACCAGTTCCAGTATGCGCTTATTAATACGGTACGGAGTTTCCTGTGCCTTATTAAGCGCCTTCTTGATGCCGTCCGCAGACTTAAATGCTTCCGCTACTTCACGCAGTCTGGTGCGGTCGATGTGCGAGTTATGGTACGTACCGCGGTTATCGATTGGGGTGAGGTACCCGCCGTCCCACATCGTAGTGTGCTGCACCGGCGGCACCAGCATAGGAGGCTTCATCGTCACAGTGTCAGCAGATTCCACTAGCTGCTGAAATGCTTCCATAACGTCGTCTGCGGGGTAGAGCATGCTCAGGTTCCCGCTGCCCGTCTTCCACTGGAACAGACCCGTCTCGAATACTGCGGCACACAGCAGACGCCCTACGGAGATGTTCTGGGCATTGGTCCAAGGCTCGTGCCCGTAGTGCACGTTCTCGGCACTGGCACGGAGCGTACGCAGGATGTGCGTAGGTGACTTTGTACGGCGCTCTGTGAGATACTCATACACCCGGTCCATGTACGCCGGGGCAACGTTACGCAGCTGCAAAGACAGCAGTTCCGACTGCACGTTCCGGCCCAGTGCGGACATTACCGCCTGCGCAGTCTGGCGGCGACTGGCGGACTCGCCGGGGGCGACGCTGAACGCCTCAAACATTGTGCACAGGCTCAGGGTGGTCAGGACATCCAAGGGGATTAAGCGCAGGAACCGGCGATACTTCCCACCAATGCCAGGGGCTTTGACATTTCGCATCTCATCGATCGCGGCAGCAGCCACTTCATATGCCGAAGTGAGCATACGCTGCGTCATAGGCAGGTTCATAATCCCGCCGTTCTGCAATGCGTCCGTAATCAGCTTACGTGCCCGCTCGATTCCGCGAATCTTATAGGTCTCTTCAAGCTCCAGCTGGCGTTTCACCAGTGCTTCCTCTGGTACTACTACCGTACTTAGGGCGCTAATCATAGGCGCTTAATCTCCTTGGTTATGTCCGGTACTTCTAACTACTGATTGCGACTCACCCAGAGATTGTACATCTCCAGGTAGTCTTTAGCGGCGCTTTCATCTCCCCGCTCTACTGCTGCTTCCCACTGCTTGCGGCACCAGGCGCTAGGACTTTCCATTCCTGCTCCTCATACGTTTTAATCCTATGACAGTTTGCGCAAAGTACATCACACTTCCTTATCTCCGCAGCAATAACATCCCACGCTTTGGTGGCGACACTAGAGCTTATATCAAACGACTTCGTGCTTCTGTCCCGGTGGTCCAGGTCTAAAGCACTTGGGTGCTTATTATACCCGCATACTGCGCACCCTTTCCACATCTTGTACCTATTAATTATGGCGCCGTGTTTTAGGCGTCTGTTGCGCTGACAAACTACACCCGCAGCTGAGGTCTTCCTCTTAGCCGCGTCTGCCCGGTCTGGGCGCAGCCACACCTCTTTAAACGTACCGTCAGATTTTACTACAGTCTTCTGGTAGGTCATAAAGATGTACCCATCCTCGCGGGTATCTCCCCGCCTAAACGGTGCACCAGTTTTAGGGTTGATTCTCTTCAATTAGCCACCTTAAATATACTTGAGCCTTGTGTAAGTCTTCCAATGGCGCTACCTTTTTCTCGTAGCGCCATAAGTATTTCTGCACATTTCCTTTTAAGTACCCACAGAATGCTTCTGAGGACATGCTAGCCTTAATAGCCTCGATACACTCCACCGAGCCGCTGGCATAGTGCTGTGGGGAATTAACTGCGTCTGTCATTTAATAGTCTCCCGTGCTTTGCGTCGTGCCCGGGCCTTGCGGGCCTTGAGCTTCTGTGCCTGTGCCAATTCTTCCGGCGTCTTGTGCGTATAGTATAGCATATCCGTAGGTTCGCTGTCTAAGTAATCGGCGACCCTACGTAGAGATTCAGCAATAGCCCTAGAAGATTGCATACTACCAACAATCCAGCGCCCAGCGGCAGATGCCACTTTGCCTTCCCCTCCATTGCACGAGCGATGAAGAGCGCCCCGAATACGCCCAGTAATATGATCGTGGTCAACGACAACAGAATCACCAGTTACCCCCTTGATTGTGAAGTCCAAAGGTTTGCCACAAAGGAGGCAGATACCTCCCTGGTCTTTGGCAAGCTTAATCGCCACGGAGCGAATCTGTGCCCGTGTAATCTTTCTTAGGGCCATAGCTCAATCTCCCCCACTACATCCAGCATAGCATTGTCGTGAATGAGAGAATCCAAATGCTCAACCGTTCTTCGATGTGTCTTGGGTGCTCGTTCACGCAGCGCGTCCAGAATAGTTTCAAGTTCATCGTGTTTCCCCTCGTAGTATAACTCAATCGCCCGCAGGCCCATTTCCTTCGCAGACATCTTCGCCATTGTCTGGGTGCTCCTGTATCCACTGTATATGCTGTTTATGGTACTCGTGCAGCGAATGCACCCAGTCACGTAGACTGGGAGTAGTCAACAGTGACATCAGATACTGATAGGCAGAATCTGATTGGGAGCGTCTCAGCCACAGGCATTCTGCCTCTGCGAGTACGTCTTGGTTGTTTCGAGCATAAGCCGCTACAACGAATTCTGCGGCGTCCTGCTCCGAGGTAATAGGGTAGATAGCATCAAAGGCCGTTCGCTTCCCACAGAGCTTCCCATCAAGCAATGTGATGCCTTTGACGTTATCTGCGTCATCTCCTGCTAGCATTTGCCACCAGAAGAACTTAGTGCCATGCGCTCGTACCGGCATAGCCTGGGTATCGTCCCACCTAATCCAGCCGAATGGGTTATCCAAGGCAGGCCACACAGTGCCGGTCGGGATATCGAACCGAGCCATGGGGCTGAGCCAGGAATCTTTATCCTGGGACATCAAGATTCCTCGGTCTCCGAAGGCGTATGAATCCATTATGAACAGATCATCTGCCTCGAAGAAGTCACTGCTAACCACCTGGATACCTTGCTCAGAATACTGGTCCGGGTTCTCAATCAGGTGCCGCTTCAAAGGTGCTTTCAGCGGAAGCTCTTGCCGGTTAGCTCGCTGCCCCTGGTAAGGCTTAGCCGTGGGTAGGTGCCAGCGCAAGCACTTGGCACACCCCGTAGGCGTCAGATACGCCACTGCTTCTGAGCAGCCGACCAGGAACATGTCCTCAAGCACCAGCTGATAGAAGCGCCGTATCGCGGTATCCAAACGTTTCACTGTAGCAGCAGATTTATAGACATAAAAATCTGAGTCGAGTAATAGCACCTTACCCTCATTAGGCTTTACATCCTGAGGTGCTAGGGTACTCAAGTCAATCCCGTTTACGACCATCGTGATACCCCTTTGCAACCTGCAGGATGTACATCCAATGGACGCCAAACTCTGCAGCTAGTTCCTTACAGTTTCCCCCGCGGCCCTTAACTAAGCGACTCTTTATAGACGCCACATCAGCGTTGGAGAGTTTTAGGTTGCGCTTACGCAGCTGCTCGCCTTGCCCTATTCTGCCTTTCTGGTACCCGTCTAATATGTTATCAGACTGAGTACCCAGCTCCAGGTGTTCCGGATTAACGCAGGCCCTGTTATCACACTTGTGCATCACAACCTTACCCACCACATCATCTGGGGTTAAGTTGTTAGCAATTAAGTATGCTGCTACATGGGCACCTACCCTTTTGCCCATATAGCGACAACTCCCGTAACCCGAGTTGTTTAGGCGGTAGGTTGTGGGTATACATGGAGTATTCATCAGCGCCCCGTGATGTCTCTGGCCTTCTTGTCGGCCCAGTTAACCCAACGCTCCGCCCACTTTGCCTTGCTGAGCTTGTCGCCCAGGTAGCAGAGTCCCGCCAATGGGATTAGTGGGAGAATCAAAGCTACATAAATTGCACGAGATAAGTATAGCATCAGCATCACCCCAATTCAGAGAGGACCAGGACAGTGCCGAGCATGTCCCCGATTACTTCCGGCGTACGCAGGCTCTGGTCTATGTCGTAGATACAGGACCCAATCTCCGCCAGGCCGATGCTGAGGGTGCCTACAATGCGGATAAGCACTAGGTCATCGCCCTTCAACTTGTCGGCATGTGCCGACAGGTCGTTATGCTCCTTGAAGGCGGTGGCGGCCAGTTCCAAGTCCATCCCGTACAGGGCGGCCAGCTTGTCCAGGGCGTCATAGACGTCGTCTAGGCGGTGGACACGTACCCCGTACACCGCAGCATCGTACACTACAGCACTGACTGCGATAGCCAGATTCTTGTATGCATTCAGTACTTTGTCCATTAGTCAAATCCTTTCAGTTTGTGTTTTGAAATGAAATTGTGTGCTTTGGTCTCAGTGGCCGTAGCCTCTGCGCCCAGGGCGTATGCACGGCGGCGGGACTTGGCGCACTGGCGAGTCAGGTGATAGCGGTGTGCACTAATCTCGTTGCCCAGAAGGCTCGCCCTGTGTGCGTGTGAGTTAGCCGCCCAGTACCAGTCGTTTGCACGCTTCTGCAAACGCTGTGAGCGCATAAGCAGAAACACGGCGTACTGTTCTTTGGCCCATGTGATTATGCGCATTTATACCCCCAGGAAGCTCGCTACTTCATCACGCTTAGCGCGCAGGTTATCAGCATGACAAGCGTGCTCCGCTGCCAATTCTTTGCTGTGCTTGGAGGCCTCTACTCGCGCCTCGGATTGGGCGGCCAGACGCACTGCATCGTCTGCAAATTTAACTGCCAGCTGCTCGTTAAACTGAGCTTTGGCATCGGCGCGTTTAGCTTCGGCTGTGTAGGCTGCACTCAGGAGTTTGATAAGGATGTTGATGATGTTCATAGGCTTCCTATAAGGCCCCTAGGAGGGGCCGTATTAGTTTAGGTTAGGGTTTATTAGGCTTTAGGTGCAGCAGGCGCTGCTGGAGCTACAGGGGCCACTGGCGCAACCGGTGCTGCCGGTGCTGCCGGAGCAGTAGGGGTCGCAGGAGCAGCCGGAGCAGCTGGTGCCTGCATAGCTGCCGGACTCGGAACTGAACCAGCGTTCAGCATAATGTCCAGAGCACTGCCCGGGAAGTCTACAGCTTTATACATGTCCTCCTGAATCCAGTTCTTGCTCTTACCGTCGTCGAAGGTGCCATCGATGTGCAGGCTATCCCAGGTCTCTTTTGTTGGGTTGTTCCACAGGAACAGCTTAATCTCGGAAGCATCCAGGGCAGGCATCTTGATAGGCTCGCCGGTGTTCGGGTCGAACTTCGGAATCGGGCGGATACCGGACAGGTCCACGATGTTAGACTTCTTGCCCGCGGCGCTGGTGTGCTCATCAATCGGGAAGGTGAAGGCCTGGCCCAGACGCTGCGCTGCATGCTTAATGCTATTGTCGTAGTTGAGCTTGTCGAAGAACTTCTTGAAGCCTGCTCGCTCGAAGTTACTGATAGCCATCGGGTACGGGCGGATACGCTTCACTTCGCCGTTAGGGCCGAACACTACAATGCCGATGCGTACGTTAGCCACTGCAGGCTTACCTGTAGGCTTACCGCCCTTAGTCGGCAGGCGCTTACCGATTTCCACGTACTCAGTGAAGTAGCCGTAGTACTCACCCTTCGGAAGCAGTACATCCTCATACGCGCCGCCCTGTGCGGTCTCGGTCATATCAACATCTTGCGTTTCAATCGCAGCAGCTACCAGGGAGTTCAGAGTGTCCAGTGCATTCATAGTCATATAATTACGTCCTCGTTTAGTTTAAATGATATTTACGTGCAGATGCAGGGCTTATCGTGAGGCGGCTTTGAGGGCCGCCACCAAGAACACCAGAACTACGCCAACTACAATAGGCCCCCAGAACGGGAGCAACACCCACAGCCAGGACCAGGCGATAACACCAGTCAGTTTCAGGGTTACAAAGATAAGGCCCAGTACAGAACAGATTCCCATTTTCATATAATCTCCAAGTCTATTTGCTACACAATGTTTAAGTGTGCCTACGCGGGTTGCTGGTACTGCCTAACCCCGTGTCTCTCGGCCACACTGTGGTACCACTCTGAGGCAGCCTCTAAGCTGTCGAAGCGCCTACTATACTGCCTCCCGTCCACCATAAGAGCAGCCCGGTACTTGCCCCTGCTAGAGTCCCAAGAAACCCCGCGCGCGCCTGTTTTGTTGGTGGCCCGGAGCCCTGTGTTGTGTGCGTTAACCTTCTTTGATACAACCCTAAGATTGCAGGCGCGGTTGTCCAGGGTGTCCCTGTTAATGTGGTCCACCACATATCCATCAGGGACATCCAGGCCCAACAGCTTACATGCTGCAACATTAGCACGGGTCCCACACGGCAAGACCAAGTACCCATCAGGTCTTACGTGCCCAGCGGTGCTTCCCAACTTGGCACGGTTACTAACTACTTTAACCCATATAAACTCTCCGGTATCAGGGTTGTACTCTAGAACACCACCGGCCGGTGTCGTCCAATAGCATGGGGATGATTTGCGGGCATCCATCTGTAATCACCATACACCCTAGAATCGGCTTGCTTCTTGACAACTTGCCGTAAGCAAATGCCAGACTCTTGTTGTCGATTAAACAACCGCAGTGCGCACCAAAGTACAGGGCAGTGCTGCTAGCGGCATACTGTATATCTAACTTCCCATGGAAGTGTCCAATCACCATGGACTTACGTTCATGGGCTGCGTTGAGCAGCAGGTCCCCAGATACTTGATGTTGGAATCGCACAGTACCCAGCGGAGTATTCAAATCCCAAGCATCACCCCAACTCCACCCCGGTGCCCCGTGCTCCGGGAACAGGATGTCCCGGTACTTCTTAATGAACTGTACAGGGAGTCCGTGAGCCTTGGCCCGGCGGTAGACAAGGGAGCCGTGATTAGAATCACACAGGAGCATGTTAGGAAACAGGTCGTGCAGTTTCTCCAGGCCGAGCTTGGCCTTCTCTAATTCCACCCCAGCGCTGTCCAACTCCGGACTGCTATCGTGAAAGCTAATAGCGTGCCCATCCGTCTCGTCGCCTATCTGCACCACAATGTCTGGGCAGTACTCATCCCGCACAGTGCGTAAAAAGTCATACGCGTCCGGATGTGTGTACGGCTCGTGCAAGTCCCCAATAACAAGCACACGCCGACATGTTTCAGGTACAAAGGTATCCCCAATATCATCCGTTGGGGAAGGTTGAATTAGTTTTCGGGCTTGCATCAGGGCATTGTTAGCCTTTGACTTGCTGCCCTTGTTATCCATGAAGATGCTGCGCCAGTAGCGCACAAGCTGGCGGGACACCACGCATTCCGCGGTACCAAGGGTGCCGTAGTATTCAGCACTCTCCTTGTACTGTGGTATTTCCCCGTAAGCCAGTAGTACGTTGTACGCTTTGGCAGCAGTAGAGTTATCCAAGTACTGGCCCAGGATTGCCTGGTGCTGCTCTTTGGTGAATAGTTTGATTAGACTTACGCGCGCCATTAGTGTTGTTTCTCCCGTACCGTTACTTTTACCGGGGAGTACGTAGTGGCACCCCCATCCTGTTTCCTCTGGCGCTCCAGCTCCCCCTTGAACCACTCCCTGGTGGCGTATTTTATAAACGCCTGCAGTGCCGCGTCATCATCTAGCGAGTCCAGGTAATTTTGAAAGTGCTCTGGTAGTTTGCGCGATTTAATCCATCCGCGCATACCACCTAGCTCCTCCTTTGAGACTACTAACTTAGTGCTAAAGGCTACATCAATAAGGAATGTTTTACTCATCGTAACTCTCTTATGTTGTTCCTACTCGTATCACATTAATTCTCGTGGAATCACAGAATCAAGCCAGAGTCAACAAATAATTTTATTTAATTATTTAGTTGACCCCAGCGTATTTATGTGTTACCCTAACCCCCTACACCACCCAAGGGTCCACCTATCACTACTCTTCTATAAGCCTATATTCCCCCGGGAAGAAGGTGACACCGTCCCCCGGTCTACTTACTAACAGTCCAGGGTAACTTAGTTCTATCTCACCAGTAACCGGGTCGAAGAATAGAACCGTGTGCCTTGTACCTGGGGTGAAGTATGCTGCATACCTCGGGTCTATCGGCTCAGGTCCCAGGTCCATCAACTCCACAACACTGCCAGACTTTATACTCATTCTACCTTCTCCTTACTGTACATGCTCGTACCCATTTCAGCTTCCGCCGGGAAGGGCACCTCACCAATGATACCGTAGTTAGGCCAGAGCTGGTGAATACGCTTAGGCGCATCCTCCATGCACTGCTTGACCAACAGGCTCGCCTCTCTTCCAACCTCCGGGTTGGCGCTGTCCAGATACAATGCATCGTGTACGTTCGTAATCAGGCACACCTGATTGTCGAACCAGTCACGGGCCAGGAGTGCACGAAGAACCATACCAGCCGCTACTGCCATCAGAAAGAATGCTTCCCCTTGGCACCAGTAGTTAGCCATCTCGGTTTCCTTGTAGTCCATGACCTTCTGCTTACGCTGCTCAGGCACAACCTCTTTCCACTGCTCCTTCTGACGGAAGCTGTAGCGGGCACCCGCCGGGCTGGTCCACGTCCCAATTCGATAGACTCGGTAACTGCCATCATCAGCTTGCTCGCGGTACAGACGCCCCTCTGCTCCGGTACGCTCTACCTCTTCCTTGACAACAGCGCGGAATCCGATAGTGTCTGGGAACAGCTTCGCCTCGTTATCCAGGAACGACTGCGCATACTCCACTGTACAACCCGTAGCAAACGCAATCCCTTTAGCCGTAGCCCCGTACTGTGCAGCAAAGCTCGGAGGCTTAATGTCCGTACGCTGCTGCTTCCAGTACTTATAGTCCGGCCCATCGGCGTTGTGGCAGAGGTCGTACATCTCTTCGTAGGTTTTGCCCTCCTTGAACGCTAGGCGGTAACAGTGCATGTCCGTCCCAGCTTGCAGGAGGCTTAGTAGTTTACGGTCTCCCGTATGAACACACCCCATGACCACTTCGAGGGCAGAGTAGTCAACCTCAGTGATACGACCAGATTCTCCGAAACGAGAGGTGAACATCTGTTTAACCCGGCTCGTCCCATCGCGCGGTAGATTCTGGAGGTTCGGGTTAGAGCCCGACAGTCGCCCGGTGACAGTGGCACAGGTGTTAAGACGGTGGTGGATAATACCTGAACCATCAGGGTTCTGAGGTATGACGTATTGAAGCATGCCCGAGGTCTTTTTAACTGACCCATCTTCGTTGTACTCCGTTCTCAGGTAATAGGTCCCTGTGTCTTTCTCTAGAGCACCTAGCTCGTTTACCAATCGGCAGAACTCGAAACCTTGTCGAGCCAGCGCCTCCATTGCGTCGGTGCTGGTGCTGTACACAGGAGTGCCGTCCTGCAGTGCGCGCGCCTGCCGGAACTCTCCGCGCTCTGCGTACTTCTCCCGGATAACTTCCGGCAGCTCCTGGATGTTCACTAGACCCGGGCAGAAGTAAAGGTCGTCCTCCCACTTGAGCTTCTTCTCCTCGGTATCAAGGCGGAATACTTTGGGTAGTCCCTTGTTCTTGCCGGACTTATACAGTGTCCGCGGGTACGTCCATTCTGGCTGCCAGTCGGACACGTCAATATACTGCAACGTTCCATTGACGTCTGCTAAGTAGGCATCGTACTTTACGTACTGCGGAGGGTCGTAGGGAACCTTCTTGCGATACTTGATAGGCCCACCGTACACCAGTGCAGACATATGGAAGTCCGAGCCGAAGTTAAAATCCAGCGTCTCCGGTAGGTTCTTCGGGATGTACTGCTGCAGCTCCTGCTTAATCTCACGGATGCGCTGCTCCTGCTCCTCCTGGTTCTTGCGTGCAATTGGCATATTAACGAACAGACCGAACCACTGACAAAAACTCCAGGCTAGGGCCGCGTCCATCCTCTCGTAGACATACTGCATCTGTCCACGTTCTGAGAAGATAGCGCACTGCCCGTAGAAGCATAGTGCTGTATTTGGCACGTCGCCGTTTACAAGGTAGTCGTGCAGCAGGGTGGCGTCAATCTCCGACGTTCTCCGCCCCTGCTCCCACAGAATCTTTACTCCGTCAACTTTATGTGTTCCCCCATACTTAGGGGCAGTCTCATCCAAGGACGGGTACATGCTCTGGAAGTCAGTTGCGATGTACTCACCATGCTGGGTACAGTACACCCGGCCACCACGCTTTAAGAACGCCTCAAAGTGCTGCCGTTGGTACGACAGGAACCAAGAAACCTCAAAGCTCATGTTGTGTATCACCAGCATGGTGCAATGTTCGGGTATAGCTAACCACTGGTGAGCGCCGTTTACGTCCGCTAGGAACTCCTCTTTACTGTTAAACCGTACACTGAAAACGTCACCTACGTGCACTTGACCGGCGTCGTCCACAGTATCAATACGGTACGCACTCTCTACTACGTAGTTGTCCGGGCAGTAAGGAGAGGCCACGTTCCCGTAGTACTCATAATTCTCGACCTCTAAATCTATGTGCATTATTTGGTACATTAACTGCTCCTTAGATACCCATGCGACTGCTCTGCGTTTAACCTGGCGGAAATGGCCTCCGCTTTGGAGGTGAAGCGGCCTAATCGTGTGCGGCCTATATTAGCCTCCCACTTACCCCGGATGGGGTCCCAGCGAACCCCCGAAACACCGGATTGATTGCGCCGGTCTACGGTCTTATTCTTATTGTTAGTGGGCACATCCACCGCCCTCAAGTTTTCAATCCTATCGTCCTCCCTCACACGGTTGATGTGATCTATGACTGTGCCCTTTGGAATTGGCCCGTGAAACATTTCCCAGACGATGCGCGCACGTTTGTGCGTCCTCCCATTTAAACCAATCACCCAACGTCCGTCCGTGGGTTGCATATACCCTGCCTCTTTCCCCGGCTGACAGGCCCCGTTTTTACTGTGACGAATCCAGTATAACTTACCGTCGTCGTAGTAGAGGTAGTCTCCCCAATTCATTTCCAATTAATCCTCCGCGCCTTGTTGATAGCCAAATGCACAATCAGCTGAGAACTGTCAAGCGCATAGCTTTTACGTGAAGTACGTGCAGATGCAGCGTACGCCTTGATTACCTCTTCGTCGAGATAATTAATGTCGGGCGGTTTAAGCATAAATCAAATCCCCTATTAGGTGTATAGGATAAAGTAGTTCCCACTCCACCTGATTATAACGGGCACCCAGCTCGACCACGCAGTACTCGCCGGTAGTGCGGTGACGTACTACGTATCCGTGCCGGATAAGTCCAGTGTAATCTACCTTCATGAAGCCCCCTATGTACCTACATAGCGCCCTCTAGGAAGGCGCTAGGGAAGTCACTTGTTAATCTGCCCTTCGTTAAAGCGGCACCTACCTGGGTCGAATGCCACCTCGAATTGCAGTAGCGATTCTTTGCCAGATAGTGCCATCTTGTTCTTCGGAGTACTGATACCGCGGACGTTTTGCATGTGCGGCTGCTCGTTTCTGTCCAAGCACCCCATCATAATCGCCAAGTCCAGGGCACCCTGTACACCAATCTTGCTCTGCTTCATAGCGGTGAGCGGTGGGAACAGCATGTTGTAACCTTCGAGTGAAAGCTGCATAGTCCCTACAATAGCGCAGTCGTTCTCGCACCCAAGGATACGCAGCTCCTGCCATTTCGCCTCGAGGTTCTGGTGCTCACTCTCCATAGTGCCGCCACGGATGTTCGCCACCATGTCGATGATGATTACCGCAGGGCGCATCTCCTCCATGAGCGTGGATATCTGCGCCATCGTCAAGGAGTGCGCAGCCTTAACACGAATCCGGTCAGCCCTACCTACTTTCTTGAGGTAGGCTGGCACGAACTCTTGCTTACTGTGCCGGTCCTTAATCTCAGCCAAAGTCCAGTGCAGCGCCGCTTGATATACCCTCGGCACTGTACGCGTCGCCGGACCCTCGTTAACCAGCCAGAGAATCGGGCGGTCCCCGTACACTTCCGGTTGCTGCTGCATCTGCTCAGCAAAGTCCACAGCAATAGCAGCAAGCAGACTAGTTTTACCAGAGTCCACAGGGGCAGCCACTGCGATGCAGTCCCCGCCTCGTAGGCCCCGGATGTTGCTAGAGAGTTGCTCGAACACGCCCAGTTTAAGACCGCCGCTCTCGTCAGTCGCGGCAAGTATCTCGTCAACACTTCCGCTCTCCCATTCCAGTAGCGAATCATGAACAGCAGCACCGTCACCGTACTTGCGCTGTAGGTGCTTCATTTCCAGCAGGTAATCAATCTCCTCTCCGTCTTGGTAGCGCTGCGTCAGCGCTGCTACCTCCCCGCTGTAGGCCAGCTCATTCAGGGTCTGGACAATCCCCACCACAGAATCCTGCGGTACGGCTTGTACTCCCCGCATAAGCTCGTCCATGATTACCCGCTCTTCCCGGGATAGGTGCCCCGCCCGGAGATTGAGCATGCTCTGCATCGCGTCCCACTGCACCTCCTGGTGCTCCGGGTACGTGTTCCAATACAGCCCCACCCAGTCCAGCAGGTTCGAGGTGTCCGGCGCTAGCATGCTCTTGGGTATCTGTTCACGCAGTCGGTTCCACACCTTCTGCGTGCACATCGCTTTAACTACTATTAGGTCCAATTAAACCTCCTTCGGAACGCAGATTGCTTTAGCGGTATACACCCTGAATGTGTCAAACTTCTCTTCGAACGCCTTGGCAGCCTTGTTGCAGGCGGCCTCCGTTGTGAACTCTTGAGTGGTTAGCGCAGCGAAGTCTGTGTCGCTAACCGCACTGCCATTAATCGCCATGATTAAAACCCAGATACCCATACTCATTGTAAAGCCTCCAGAATCTCTTTGATTTCTGCATCCTTAGGGTCCGCAGCGAAGTAATGCTCACGACACTGCATGAACGGGCGCAATGCTCGACGTGCTGCTGCTACCCCGGCGTGCCCCGCAGGGTCATTGTCCAGCATCATAACCACTTCCGGGTGATTCTGAATCAGCCAAGCCCTCAGCGGCGTAGGCAAGCGTGTACCCAGCATAGCTATAGCCTGCACGTTCAACGCACTGTAGCTCGTAACTGCGTGCTGTATCTTCCGGGCTGATAGATAGTCCTCGGTGAGCACGACCTTTAGAGGTGCGGCCGCAGCTACAGCCGGTGCTACGGCAGGTGCCGCGACAGCGTATGGTATTGGTTGGCCGTACATTACCCACTTCGGTTGCTGTCGGGCATGCACTGCACGGCCCAGAGCAGCACTTCCGACACGGAAGATTATCCGCTGTTTCTCTTTGCTCCATTCTGCATCCTCCACCATTTCAGGCATGATTCCCTTTGTGGTCAGGAATCCGTAAATAAAACTCTGCGTTTCCGCAGGCGCTTGGCTAATGCAAATTGCATCTGCAGGTGCAGAGGGCTGCACCCTCGGCTCTTCCTGTAACTGTATGCGCTGGTACTGCTTGCGCTCCTTGCCCACCTGTTTACAGCGGTGGCAATAGTATTCCCAGGCATCCGGGTTATTGTAGAGCACCCCGGCGGCGTCCCTGCCGCAGCACCGAAAGCGTGCCCTCTGCCCCACGGCCAGGCGCTTGCACGCCCTAAGCCAGGGCTGGTCCATTACTTAATCTCTATGCGATTGGCATAAATGATGTCTGGGAGTATCTCTTCTTCTGACTCTAATACCTTTGACCCATTAGATAAATAGTAGATGTCCCCATTTTCCACCTTTATAGCCCAAGCATTACACAATCCCCAGGTGAATGGAATGCCGACTACAACACGCTTAGGCGCTTCGTACTTAATAATTCTACTCATTGTGCTTTCCCCTTACGTTTGATTTCCATAGCCATACGGCGCAGGTCGTGTGCTAACTGCAGTGCAGCGTCGGGGCTCATATTAATACCAATCTCTTGCTCTGCCCGGGTGCTGCCCTTTCTAGGGATTATCCCGATGTAGAGTAGGCCTTCATCAGTCTCACTGTCTCTTTCCAAGACCAGCCGTTGGTCGTTTCCAGGGTCTCGTTTAGTGTTTAGATAGGATACACTAGACTGGACTGGCGGCAGCTCATCCTTCGGTTCTTGGTACCGCTCGAAATTGGTAGCGGCCCACGGACGTTCGTCGTACACTTTAGACACGCCGTTTACCTGCAACCAGCAACCTCCAAAGGACACAGACGTAACTGTATAGTAGGCAGCTTCTCCGAGCATACACAGAAAGTCTTCATCCTCACGGCCGCGCACTGTACGTACAACCTTATCGCCAACTTTAAACTTAGACATAATCAACCCTCCACAATATTATCGTATCCGCCCCAGTCTTCTACGACTCGGGTGCCTAGTTCAATCAGCTCTTCTTTAAAGCCGTAATCGGAGAACACCATTATGTACTCCGCCGCCTTCTCTGGATTCTCCTGCACCCAGCTAATCAATTGTTGTTTAGAAAGCTGCGACACTTCCCGGAACGCAGCCAGTAACTGCGGGTCCTCGGCCGGGGGCATGTCCCACGGCTGCCGTAAACTGAGTGTCGATGCAGAGAGCCATTGGTCTGGCTCTACTACCTTCGGGTCCCGCTCAATCGGAAGGTGCGAGAACGTACCGTCTTGCAGTACCCGCTCAAGCACTTGCCCCAGGATGTTCAGGTCCAGTACCTCATCCGGGGTGTGCTCGTGCATGTACCCTACACCGACGTTGGTGCACTCAGGAATGATACCAACGAACTCAGCTGAGTCAGTATATACCCCCTTCTGCAAGTGCTGCTCCGTGCGTCCCAGGCGCTCTGCTAGGGTCTTGGCAAAGGTGTCAGAGCAGCAGCGCATATACCGTTGATGCGTTATGATTCCGTCGCCGCGTCGGTCAAAGCTAATCATCGCCTTGACCCCAGTCCAAAACCCAGTGTCATCCTTGACTGATGCAGCGCTGCCCTCGCAACCAACCTCCTCATCCACGAAGAAGCAGTAGCGTCCATGCACACCTCGCCGCAGCATCTCTAGCATCAGGTAGATACCGGCACCGCAGTCCGCCCCCAAGCAGTCAGCTTGTTGCGGATTCTTTACGAACAGCACGCCCTTGTTAGTGCAGCCGACGTCCGGCGCAGCGCTGGTTGGGCGGGCCACCGTATCGAGATGAGACGTAAACGCTACGTCGCTTTGCTCTGAGTCCCCCACCAGCACGAAGTAGTTCCCGTGCTTGTCCTTTACGTAGTGCATACCACTACCCAGCGCTTGCATAAGCAGCGGCTCAAACCACTTAGTGCTTGCCCAGCTAGGCCGGTGCGTTTGCAGTATCTGCAATAGCAGCTGCATATCAATCCCGTGCGGATTCAAGAACATTAAGCTGCCTCCTCTACTTCTTCTTCGTCATCGTTGCCCAGGTACTTCTCTCCCAAGCAATCAGCTGCATGCTCAGTGAGAATTAACCCGTGCACTGGGTGTTCTTCTGCGTGCTCAATAAGCACCTCAAATCCCTGCGCATACACCAGTTCTGCTTGGTCGTGCACTACACCTTCTACCGCACAGTGCGCGAGGTCACTGTCGTATACATAGGCACCGTGGTAATCAGACCAGGTACAGTTCCATCGGTTGTACAGACCCCGACGTCCAACTGCATGTACAAACTCTTCCTCTTCAATACAGCCATCGCACACCATATCACCATCTGCGGTTTCCTGCATGTAATCTACGGAGTATCGCTCCTCACAGCAGCAGCACCGAGCAGATTCTGTACCGACGTAGATGTATCCATCGGCTTCTTGCGCCTCGTACTCGTAAGCGTCACGAATTACAAATGCGTCCTCCCCATGTTCATATACTCCGCACTGGGTGCTATCGAGGTACGGCATCAGCACCGCACCGGTGTGTTGCGGGTGTGGTATACGCGCCAGCATTACCCCTTCGAGACACTCAGTGTTTCTGGTGTACCCATGTCCGCGCAGGATTGCATCCGCAGCGTTGCCATAAGCACGAACATACTCGTTAGTTTCTGTGTTAACGATTGCCCGTGCCTGCACTTCAAAGTCATCCCCGAACAGTTCCCCGGTGTACTGTATGAACAGGCGCAGCCCATTATCTGGCAGCCCGTGGCTGGTGGTAGCATACGTCCGCACAGGGCTGTGCTCAAAGGAGTACCCGCTCATGCAGCTACCCGGGCCATTCTCGTAGGCGTCGTACCATTCCTGCTCGGTCTTGCACAGGTACGTTGTAGGCTCTACGTTCATAGCTTTGAGGTCTTCGATAGCATCGCGGAAGTCCACACCATTTCCGTAGTAGTTAGCGAGCCACTTACCTACGCGCATCTCTACGCAGCGGTACTCAGTAATCGCGGCGAAGTCCTTGTGCATACGCAGCTGCCCCAGCATCACGATGGGCTCTCCGTTGCGGAAACCAAAGCCCAAGGGTACGGCGAAGCGAGATACCACAAAACCGTGCAACTTCATGAGCAGCGCCGCGGCGTGCATGTCACGGATGTGACTGCCGTAATCGTATCCAGTATACTCTCGGCGCCGTGCTTGCTCTGGCGCAAGCATAATGCGCTCGAATAACTGCACGGCCTGCTTGTGCACCTTGTAACCGGTGAACTCTTCCACGCACGCAACCACGCGCTCAACCACTACATCATCGCCCTCATAGAAGTCGCGGCGGCGTTCCCAGAACTTGTTGTCGATGGTGATTCGCGCCGGGGCAAAGAGTTCGTAGAAAGTTCCGCTGTTATACAGGTCCACCTTTTGCAACGGGCCTCGAATCGTCATTACTGCGTGATACTCTGGGTGCAGCATCTCGCCTATAGTTACCTCTAAGCCCGGAGTTAGCATGCTGACAGTGCGTAGACCCATAAGCGCCTGCAGCGGGCCCTCAGTGTGGGGATGGTCAGCGCCCTGCATTTGCAAGCCCTGGAACGGGGTCCAGTAATCACCACTGGAATACATTGACTCTTTCATTGGCAGTGCGTTTGCACCTTCCGGTAATACTACTTTCCATTCGATAGGTGCTGTGTTAGTCTCTTGCATTTTCATTTGCTCCTGGGTTAATTGTATTTCATCGTGCATTGAGAGTTCAGCGTGCATACCACGCAGCGAGCTGTCTTTGCTTATAATACGAGCGCACAGCCGCCCTAAATCTTGTATAGGCTCCACGATATCCGTGCCGTAGTAGTGCTGCAACCACATCGAACTGAATGTGCTCTTGCAACTGCCGCGCGGCAGATTCTGTATACTCTCGGTAGGTTGTGAGCACCACCGTTGAATCCTGCTTGCGGATTCTAATGTTTCTCCGCTCAACAGGTACAATTTTCTTGAGTTCATTAGGAACCTCTTTGAATGTTTCCCAAGTGCAGCCGCACTTGCCCTGCGTTTCCAGCAGACGCCAGCACAGCAGCGCTGTTTCGTCTACTGTCAGCATACGCTGTCCTTGAATACCACGTTGCGGGCTATGAGCTGGAATACATCCGGTCGGGTGATTACATCACCGGCGCGCCACGTGCTTCTTTCCAGCGTGTAGGGCGGCTCATCTGGTAGTAACAGGTGCCACTCATTGATACCACCCATAAGGTTAACGCAGTAGTATATACCACTGCGCTTATTTTTATACACGTCGTACTTCATACCACACCCCGCACGTTAAAGCGCAGACAGTAGCCGCGCAGAGTCATACCCAGGCGCTGCGCTTGCCGCTCGTAGTGCTGGCGCAGTGCTGCCTTCGCGTTGTACTCGCGCGCCAGCCCTTCGATTGTTGGTTGCTGCCCACGCATAAGCAGCGTTTCAGGATTCTTTCCGTGCATACCCTACCTCAAATATCGTTGTTGCTCTTACCGTCTACAGTGAGCGTTACAGCGGCGTTCGGGTACTGCTCCTGCACCGCCGCAAGAATACGCGCACCTAGCTCTTTGCAACCACCCTCGGGATCCTCAAAGAGGTCATACTCAGGGCGCGGCTGCGGTTCCTGCTCCGCCGGTTGCTGCAACTGCACTGTGCAGTAGGGCACCGGGTTGTTTACGTCGTTGCCCAGCACCAGCATAGCGCTGGTCACAATGATGTTGAATACATTAACCATATAGTTGTCTCCAGTCGTTGATAATGCCAAGATTCACGGCGTCCAGCACAGTGCGGGCAGCCATTTCGGTGTGAGTATCAATATACTCAAGCACGGTGTCGGTAAAATGGTCCCCAGTTAATATAACCACTGTGAACTCGTAGTCCTGCTCCATGTTTCGGCAGGCCTCATAAAGTTCATGGCCCGGATAAACCAGTATTGCTTTCATATGAAACCTCATACGCCAGTTGCATTCACATAGCGCCCCATAGGACGCTATAGGCTTGCTACTAAAGTACGCTGATACCGATACGCGAATAGAAGTCGCTCAGCTTAATCAAGCCCCCAGTGATGGCATTCTGGCGGCTAGGACGCGCCAGTGACTTCTGGGCGGCGCTGGGTTTACGTTTGCTACGCATTTCAGCAGCATCAGCACGACGTTGGGCGCGGTTACGGTATGGCATAGTTTACTCTCCTTTGTTGTGGCATGATTGCCCTCTAGGGTACTCGCTAGAATACCCTATGAGAAATCACGCTATACGTTGTCCCCTAAACCCAAGTAAAACCAAGGGCTATAGCGGGTATCTGTGGAACTGTCGAAGGCGTCGGCATCGTTGGCCGCTGGGCACAATGCCCACCACTTGATAACCGGGACTTTATAAATCATGCTGCCACCTTCAAAGTTGCGTCCAGTACAGCGCGTACGTCCACGCCCTGCGATACCAGCATAGACACTAGGTCAGCATCGCTTACACCAGTCTCTTTAGCCTTCTTGATGGCGTTTTTAACGCGCCCCAGCGCTTGCAAGCGCACTGCATCGGCATCCAGTGCGTCATTCTTCACCTGCTCCGCTTCGGCAGCGTACAGGGCCATACAGGAGCTATAGAAGCTGGCTACAATCACTTCGCGGCCCTGCTTGTCAGCTTGTTTATAGTCCAGACGCATAGTATCCAGTTCGATGCCCAGCTTCTCAGCAGACGCATAGCACTTCTTAGCATTGAATTCGTACTTGCCGGACTCCTTGTTAAACTTGATTAGCAACAGCGTACGCAGCACCATATCGAAGTCAGCGGCGTCGCTGCGCTGCATATCCGTAGCCCAGGAAACGTTGCTGCTTACCAGACCGTGAAACAGCGCGCTGATAGTGATGTTACGCTTTGCTTCCACTACGTCGCCCAGCGCTTTGCGGATGCTGCCAGCGGCGGTGAGTTTGAATACTTTACCAGTTGAATGAGTCATGACGCACCTCGTTGGTTGGTTGTTTAGGTAATTACTTCACATAGCACCCCGTAGGATGCTATAGGCTGTAATTAGTGTCCGAACTGTCCGGCAGTGTACCAACCTTGTGGGACCTTGCTACCGCCCCTTGTTTTGGTCTTACCACGTACATTCGTACTGAATGCAGCGGACTGCTTCATCCGCATATACCCTGCGCGGTTCAGTGCATCCCGGCGCTTTCTCAACTCCGAACCGGATAACTTCTCCAGCCCAGCGAATTGTTGCGCTAACTTCTCACGATATTTCATTGTGTACTCCCTCAAAGTTAATGTTAAGCGCCATTTGCCCCGTAGGTGGCACCGCTGCCCCAGCACGGATGACGCTTAGTCTTAACCTTGTTACCCACTGCACTACCGTGGAACCTGTGGTTCAGGTCTCGACACTATTCTTTTACGGGGCAGTGTCTCAGCGCCCCGGTAGTGTTCGGCTTGTTAGCCCCGCCCTCTAGCCCTACGGCTCCGTTGCGGTCCTGCTTTTTGGCTGACTGTATAGGCTTGGTCGTCATCGTACCATTTAAGGTACTGGGCCTCCCCGCAAACCAGCTTACTACTTACTGCTTGGATTCAATCTAGCTTATGTTCTTCGCGGTGTCAACTCTTTTTATCGAGTATCTAACCCTTCACACTATCTAGCTTTAATCCGGCGGAGCCTCCCGGCTCGACCCCGGTTAGCGCCTCAGTGCCTCCCGGTGATTGAACTATAGCTGCATTGAACCAAAAGAAGCAAGTACTATTTTCAACTTTTTATCACTGGGAGCAAAAAGGGTAAGCAGGGCAAATACTTAGAGCCATACTTAGAGCCAACATAGAGCCACACTAGGGATAGCTCTAGCCACTACTAGCCACTACTACATAGTGCTACATAGACTCATAGCCAGCGACCATACAGCGTAAGCTGTGGGAGCGGTTAAGCTATGAGGCTAGTTAATGGGTAGGTAATGCTTCCTTCCCTACGGTCAGTCATACAGGGCATTACTAGTAGGTACTAGTGAGTGCATAGTGAGTAGTAGTGTATATAGTGCCCTAAAACCCTCCTACTCCTGTAACATCATTTCAGATTAGCTTTCGAATGAAAGTAAGAGCAAGGGGTAGCAAAGGGATAGCACCGGGTAGTGCGGTGTGGTGGATGTGCGCCCTAGTGGGGAGCGCGCAGCGTAGCATAGAATCAGCACAATGTAAAGCACTAAGGATAGCCAGTGGATAGCCTAGTACGCACTAGGGATATCACCGTGCTGCACTACAGCGCACTAGGCAGGCCCACTAGGACACACACTGTGACCCACTATGTACGCGCAAAATAAGCAAGGCAGAGCGCACCCCTATGGCCCACAGAGAGCGCACAGGAGCCACGCAGTGCCACGCACAGGCATAGCCATAGGGTAACACTAGCGATAGCCCTAGAACGCAGCACAGGCCCGCTGAGGCGCTCTAGTGCGCCCTAGTAGGCCCACCGGGGCACCCCGCCCCCTCCTTTTATGCGCTAGGCACCCCCTATGGGGGCAATTGGGCGCGTTCAGGGTGAGGG